AGATGAGGCCCGAGGTGCTGGACAAGCTCAATGTCGATCGCTGGGCCGATCACTATGCCGACATGCTGGGCGTCGATCCTGACCTGATCGTGGCCAGCGAGGACGTGGTCATGATCCGCCAACAGCGCGCCCAGGCCCAAGCCCAAGCGCAGCAGATGCAGCAGATCCAGGCCCAGGCTGACGCAGCGGCCAAGCTTGGCACGGTCAAAACCAATGAGGCCAATGCCGCCTCTGACCTCATTGGCATGTTCAGCGGCTATGGAGGCGTGTGATGCCTGAAATGAAAGCGTACGGCGCAAAGGGCGCGAAGGGCTCCAAAGGCGGACGCGGCGGCGCTCGCCCGACAATGGCGAAGGCCGGCGGCGGCTCGAAGAAGAAGGGCAAGTGACATGGGTGCGCCCGTTGTTTCCCAAGCGGTCGAAACACTGACCTGCACAATCGAAAGCGGCGGCAGTCTATCGGGCGCCGTGGATCAGGCAGCATAACGATGAGCAACGCGCGCGAGAACGTCAACCTCCTGATCTCGGCTGATTGGGACATTGCGGCCCTGCGCTTGGCAAACTGGGGCAGCGGGGCCGTTCCGCCGCAAGTGATGCTCAAACAGAATTGGGCGGTCGGAGACGGCGGCGGGATGTTTCGCTACGACGCGGGCGACACATCAACAGTTGACGATAGTTGGTTTGTTATTGTTGACGCGGCAGGCAATCGCTGGAAACGAAAAAGCCGAGGCGCGCTTCAAGCGGACATCACGCTTTACGTTAACCACTCGACCGGCACCGCTGCAGGGTCGGGCACGCTGGCCTCTCCGTTTTCTACCATTACGCGAGCCTATGCGGTTGTTCGCGATGCAATTGATTTGGCCGGCAAGAATATCCTTATTTCCGTGGCTGCTGGCACTTTTTCAGAAACTATTATCTGTTCCGGCGCTTTGACTGGCTGGACCGATCTTGGATCGCTAATTGTGCGCGGCGACGCGGCAACTCCGGCAAACGCTGTTAATAACATTACGACAAACGCGCCATGTTTGGCCGTATATGATGGTGCCTTTGTGCGCTTTGAAGGCGTTACATTTGCTAATTCAAGTGCCACTACTTTTCCGGCCGTGCAATGCTACAAGCAATCCTATCTTGAATTGGGCGCCGTACGCTTCGGCGCTTGCGGTTTTGCGTTTGCGCAAGCGGCTGATGGTTGGATTCTTGTTAACGCAAGAGGATCTACTGGCGCACTAATTACGTTTGCCGGAAATGCTCAAGTTGGTTTGGTTTCAGAGGTTGGCAATGGTGGCATAGATTTAAGTGGGGCCACAGTTACATTTGATGGCAGCATATCGTTTTCTGGAGCCGCAACGTCATCGTTTATAAATGTTGGAGAAGGCAGCTACTTTGCTGCATACAACACAACATGGTCGGGTACATTTACAGGGCGCAAATACTATGCGTCCGACTTTGCCGCTGCAGTTAGTCAGAACGAAATAGAAGACATTCCAGGGTCTTTAGCGGGCGTTTGGGCTAATCCAATTATCACGGTGCCGCAAGGTCGGCTCACACTAACATCTGCAACGCCCGTCACTGTGTCAGATGTCACGGCTGCAACAACAGTCTACTACACGCCATATACAGGTGATTATGCGGCAGTTAGCCTTAATTCGTCTAATACCTACGAAATGACGACGTTTTCAGAAGCCAGCCTTGAGCTTTCGGCAACGCATCACGCCACAAACACAAACTATGATTTGTTTGTTATTCGCGGCACAAGCAATGAGGTTGTGCTTTGCTCTGGCCCGGCCTGGACAAATGATACAACGCGATCGGCTGCTATATCTAGGCCCAATGGCATTTGGGCTAATACGGCCAGCATGACGGTGCGCTATGGCGCCGGGGCCAACACAACCAAAACCGCTGCGGCAGGCGAGGCGGTTTATGTTGGGACAATTCGCACTGGATCAGCTGGCCAAACAGAAGACAGCAACGCAAAGCGATTTGTGTGGAATGCTTACAATCGTGTAGCGCGATCCATGCGCGTTTTGGAAACCACAAACTTTTGGACGTATTCAACCGCCGACTGGCGGCAAATGAACAATAGCGCGGCTAATCAATTGGCGTTTGTGCGAGGCTGGGACTTTGACGCGGCGTCGGCAAGCACATCTGTGTATTGCAATACGGCGTCTGGCACTGTTGGTCTGGGGCTTGGCATTGGGCTAGACAGTTCAACAGCCTTTAACGCTGGCTCGTTGCCAGCTTATCAAGACGTTGGAACGACCTTTAGCCAATTGCATTCGCATTACACAGGCTTTCCGGGTCTTGGTTATCATACCCTTCGAGCCATCGAGCGCGGCGGGGCAAGCGCTTATTTTTATGGCGACGATCCTGCCACCGTTCCTATGTCATCCGGCATTATTGGGGTGGTTTCAGCATGAACATTTTTCTTTTAAATCAAGCTAATGCGTTGCTTAACGCTAGCGATCACATTGAGTTTCGCACGCCTACTCCGGCACGAACGCCATCGCCCGCTTGGCTTGCATGGCGCGAGCAGCTTCGCGAGGTCGTTCGCGGCAACGCCACTGAAATCCCGCCAGAACCGGAGCGCTACAATGCCCCTTAAACGCGGCTCCTCCCAGAAGACGATCAGCGCCAATATCCGCACGGAGATGGCGGCGGGTAAGCCGCAAAAGCAAGCGGTGGCTATCGCTCTCAGCAAGGCTGGAAAGAAGAAGAAGTGATCGAGTTCGACCCTTTCGATTTGCCAACGCAGAACCGCGCCGAGAACGACCGGCGGCACGCTGTCGCCTTGGATCGGCGAGCAGAGGCCGAAGACTGGCAATGGTTGATGACCAGCAAAAAGGGCCGGCGCATCATGCGAGACCTGATTGATCACTGCGGCGTGGCGCGGTCTTCGTTTGCCAGCGGCAACGAAACCTTCTACCGAGAAGGTAAAAGGGCTGTCGGGTTGTATGTGCTGCGCCAGGCTTGGACGCACGCGCCTGCGGCCTGCTTGGAGATGCTGAAAGATGAGTGATGTTCCCGAAACCTTGATGACGGCGGCTGAGGCCAATGCATCGACGGAAGCCCCCGCCGCTGAGACGTCGGCGACGGAGGCACAGCAGCCGGTCCCCGCCGGCGACACGCCGCCCTCGGAAAACCAGCCCGAGCAAAGCGGTGAAGAGGTCAACTATGCGTTCCAGTTTGCCGAGGGTCTAGAGGTTGATCCGACCTCGCTCGACGATCTCAAGACGCTCGCGAAAGACCTCAAGCTGCCATTGGACCAGGCGCAGAAGATCGCCGATCTTGGAGCCAAGCAAGCCCAGCGATGGGCCGAGGCGCAGGAACAAGCGATCAAAGACGCTACAGCCCAGTGGATCGAGCAGGTGAAAGCGGACAAGGAAATCGGCGGCGAGGCCAATCTCGCTGTCGCCAAGACCGCTCTGAGCCAGTTTGGCACCCCTGAGTTGACAGCGCTGCTTAACGAAAGCCGGCTAGGAAATCACCCGGAAGTCATCCGGTTTTTCCTCAAGGTCGGCAAAGCAATCGGTGACGACGCTGTGATCCCCGGTTCCCGCACGACCAATCGTGCGGCTGATCCGGCCCGGCGTATGTATGACAATAGCAACCTCGCATAAGGACTAAGCCCCATGGCAACCCTCTCTACCATTCACCCCACGCTGATGGACGTGGCCAAGCGCCTCGATCCTGACGGCAAGATCGACACCATCGTCGAAATCCTGGCCGAGACCAACGAGATCCTCGAGGACATGGTCTGGATGGAAGGCAACCTTCCGACCGGCCACCGCACTACGATCCGCTCCGGCCTGCCGGCCCCGACGTGGCGCAAGCTCTATGGCGGCGTCCAGCCGACCAAGAGCCGCACCGTGCAGGTCACGGACACCTGCGGCATGCTTGAGGCGTATGCCGAAGTGGACAAGGCCCTTGCCGATCTCAACGGCAACACGGCGGCGTTTCGCTTGTCGGAAGACCGCGCGCACATCGAGGGCATGAACCAAGAGTTCGCGTCCTCGCTGTTTTATGCGTCGGAAGCCACCGCGCCAGAAGAGATCACCGGCTTCGCTCCGCGCTTCAACCTCTCGACGGCGGAAAACGGAGAGAACATCATCCGCCAGGGCAACGCCCAGCCTGACGGCAGTGACAACGCCTCGATCTGGCTCATCTGCTGGGGCGAGAACACTTGCCACGGCATCTACCCCAAGGCGTCTGTCGGCGGCTTGCAGATGGCCGACAAGGGCCAGGTGACCATCGAGAACATCGACGGTTCTGGCGGGCGCATGGAAGCCTACCGCACCCACTATCGCTGGGATTGCGGCCTGTCCGTGCGTGACTGGCGCTATGTCGTCAGGATCCAGTATAACAGCGAAGATCTCGTTGGCGATGCGGCGTCCGGCCCAGACCTTCTGGACCTCATGACGCAAGCGCTTGACGTGCCTCCGTCGCTGACTTTGGGTCGCCCGGCGTTCTACATGAACCGCCGCGCTCGCTCCTTCTTGCGTCGCCAGATGCTCGAGAAGGTGGCGGGTTCGACCCTCACGATGGAACAGATCGGCGGCAAGCTGGTCCTGGCCTTCGCTGGCATCCCCGTGCGTCGCTGCGACGCCCTCCTCAACACCGAAACCGGCGTGGCCTAATAGCAGCCGCGTAGGAGATACGACAATGATTATGGACGAGAGACTTGAGTTTGCTGACAACGTGTCGGTGGCGGCCACGGCTGGCACTGCTCTGATTGGCGACGTAATCGACCTCGGCTCGACCACCTCGGATATCGGCAATGGTGAGCCGTTGTTTCTGGTGATCAAGACTGGCGCGACCGAGATCATCACTGGCGGCTCTGCCGGCACGATACGCTTCCAGCTTGTTTCTGACGCTGCTGCGGCGATCGCCACGGACGGAACTGCTACGGTGCATTTTGACACCAGCACGATTGTCACGGACGACGCTGCCGCAAACAGCGCTCTTTTAAACGCTGGCGCTACGATCGCCATGGTGGCTTTGCCGCTTGGCACATACGAGCGCTATCTCGGCGTCTTGTGCGTCACGGCTACCACGACGACCACGGCGGGCACGATCGACGCTTTCTTGACCAAGGATCCGTCGAAGTGGCTGGCGTTGCCTAATGCGCCTGGCGCGAGCATTGGCATTTAACCTTTC